ATGACGAAGAAAAAAGCACATAAACCTGGTTCAGCGACCATCGCGCTTAACAAGCGCGCCCGTCACGAATACTTTATCGAAGAAGAGTTCGAAGCGGGACTTGCCCTGCAAGGCTGGGAGGTTAAATCCCTGCGCGCAGGAAAAGCCAATATCAGCGACAGCTACGTCCTTCTGCGTGACGGAGAGGCATTTCTGTTTGGCGCTAACATCACGCCAATGGCCGTGGCCTCCACGCATGTGGTGTGCGATCCTACCCGTACCCGCAAGTTACTTCTCAACCAGCGCGAACTGGACTCATTGTACGGTCGCGTCAATCGAGAAGGCTATACCGTAGTGGCGCTCTCCCTATACTGGAAAAATGCCTGGTGCAAAGTGAAAATCGGCGTCGCCAAAGGTAAGAAACAGCACGATAAACGTTCAGACATCAAAGAACGCGAATGGCAGGTGGATAAAGCGCGTATCATGAAAAACGCCCACCGTTAAACCTGTAGTCCAATTATTGACCAGTTCCTCACCGCGCCTCCCTCTCCGGCGGCGCGAATGAACATCTTATTGGCTATCACATCCGACACAAATGTTGCCATCCCATTGCTTAATCGAATAAAAATCAGGCTACATGGGTGCTAAATCTTTAATGATAACGCCATTGAGGCTGGTCATGGCGCTCATAAATCTGGTATACTTACCGTTACACATTGGGGCTGATTCTGGATTCGACGGGATTTGCGAAACCCAAGGTGCATGCCGAGGGGCGGTTGGCCTCGTAAAAAGCCGCAAAAAATAGTCGCAAACGACGAAAACTACGCTTTAGCAGCTTAATAACCTGCTTAGAGCCCTCTCTCCCTAGCCTCCGCTCTTAGGACGGGGATCAAGAGAGGTCAAACCCAAAAGAGATCGCGTGGAAGCCCTGCCTGGGGTTGAAGCGTTAAAACTTAATCAGGCTAGTTTGTTAGTGGCGTGTCCGTCCGCAGCTGGCAAGCGAATGTAAAGACTGACTAAGCATGTAGTACCGAGGATGTAGGAATTTCGGACGCGGGTTCAACTCCCGCCAGCTCCACCAAATAAATCAAGGGGTTACGTGAAAGCGTAGCCCCTTTTTCTTTGGTAGTGGCGGCAAAATGGCGACAGACTTTTGCGTCCATCTTGCCTGTCGCCATCTTGAAATCATGCAAAGAGGTTTCACATGGAAGAACTTCACTTTGTTTACATCAATGCAAATGGTCGTATCGGTGTTCACTCTATACAGAGCATCAGTTATAGCGAAAATCATATACAGGGCATTTGTAAGAACACCGATCGAATAAAAACCTTCCGAAAAGACCGCATTCTTAAACAGTACGATTCACCAGAACAAGCCATTCAGGAGTGCGCGTCATTCCTCCCCGAAAACTACTCACATCTCACCAAGCAGTCTGGTCCGAAAAAAAATACATTCGATGTATGTTTCACCGGATTTAAGAAAGCAGATAAAGAAAGATTGGTTGATAAGGCGAATGAACAAGGATTAACGGTAAGAACCTCTGTAACCCAAAGCCTTCAGATGCTCTGTTGCGGTTACAATGCAGGCCCATCAAAAGTATCGGCAGCCCGGATGAAAGGCACAATCATCATAGATGAGCCTGGCTTTATACATTTTCTTGAAACGGGTGAGATCCCAGATGAATAAAAACCTGCCGTAGCAGGTTCTCTTTCTCAAAAATTCATATGCCCCTGACCACCTGGCAATGGATGTGGAGGAGCAGTAGCAATCAGTGCGGGTGTCACAATAAACCGGACCACTGTTTCATGGGTAACAAAAGTGCTCCCGCAGTTAATATTTTGGCACTGGCAGTAACGCTCTTTGGTGCTTTCAGTTACTTGAAAACTGCTCCTTGTGTGTGCCGCATGACCACACTTTGGACAATTCATCATATCCAGATCCCTACCTTTGCTATCAGAATCATTGTAATGATACACAAAATATCAATATTGAGAACACTTTATTCCATTTCAAGATCATAAATCTTCACTTCGAGTTCAATACTGGTTGTAAAACCGTTATCCGGGCTGACGGTATGTGTCAGAGTCGTAATGGTCCATTCCGCATCATCTATTGGCTGTTTAAAACCACTGACCTTCACAGGCATTTCCGTGTAGAGATCTGCCCGCCCTTCCGCCAGTTGTAGCGAGAATGACGCAACGCCACGTTGCAGGCGTTCCCACTGCATTTTCGCTGCCCGTTCAGCGTTGCTCCGGTTGGCATAAGTGCGATTAAGTACCAGCACGTTTTCATCCGTCCCCACCAGGTAATCGCCCTGCTTCGCTTCCGGCTCTTTCTTCTGCTTCTTAGTCCTGCGCTTACGCTTCACCGTAGTGCTTTCTTTCTTCGCGGGTTCGCGGGTATGCAACCAGCTGGCAATTACCCCCGTGTAAGCTCCGCGATCTGCCAGGGTAAAGCGGTGACTGTCGCCGTCCTTACGTGTGATAGTAATCACCGGCAGTGGTTTACCGCTGGCGCTTTTGCCCTGTCCCTGCCGGATGAATAACAGATTGCCATTTTTCACCGATGCAATGGCACCGTACTGGCGCGCCAGCCGCATCAAAAAACTGCCGTCACTCTCATTAGTCTGGTCTATATGCTCCACGGGCTTATCCGACAGGTCTTTACCCAGTGCCATCTTCAGCTTGTGCCGCGCGGCTATTTCCTTCACCACTTCCCCGATGGTGGTGTTATGCCACGATTTTTCACGGCGGGTATTCAGCGTTTCCCGAAAATCAGCACTTCGCGCCCGGATAGTCAGGCGGTCCGGTGCGCCAGTGTGTTCAATCTCGTCCACCGTGAATGCCCCTTTCGGGAAAAGCGGCTGCCCCTTCCAACCCAGCGCCAGCGTAATGACCGCACCACGGCGCGGCAGCACGATTTTTCCGTCGACGTCGTCCAGCTCCAGATCAAGCTGGTCCGCTTCAAAGCCCCGGTTATCCGTCAGCGTAAGCCCCATCAGGCGTTTGTCCAGCACAGTGGTGATATCCTTCCCCTCAATACTGATGCTGAATGCGGGAGTTTTGTTGCCTTTGTTAAGCAGTTCAGAGCTGAAATTCACGACAGCAGCCCTCCCACCGTTTTACTGATATCGCTTAAGGCAGACGTTGCCGTATCCTGCAAATTATTCAGCTGCGCACTGAGATCACCGAACATATCGGACAGGGATTCATCCACCCGTTTGAGCGACAGGGTAAACTCAATCCGGCGCGGCATACCATCGCGGAAAAACTCCGTTTTAGTCTGATTCAGTCCCTCAATCACATACATGCCGTAAATCGTGCCGCTGCCTTCAATCAGGGGCCATGCTTTTCCCTGTTCTGCCATTTGCTCCAGAGCCAGCAACGACAGCCTGCCGCCCGTTATCTCCGGCATAAGAACACCAGAAAGCGTCAGCATGTCGTTGTCCGGTCCCAGAAACTGCGTGGACGGACGACGGTTTACCCGGCTGTTTGCCGCATGTCGCCAGCTGCGTTGATACTGCAGTTCCTGATACGGAACGGTGCGCAGCATAAACACGTACAATCCCAGCACCATCATCATGCGTCGTATCCCCCCTGATCGCTGTAGTTACTCCTGGCTTTTGCCTTCAGCCTGCGTTCACGTTCATCAAGCTGGCGTGCCACCTCCCGCGCAATATCCTGCGCACTTTGTCCTGGCTGCGTCTGAATGATGATCTGCGTCGGTGCCTCAATCCGGTGAACGGGCGGCACAGTGGCTGCACGACTCACCATCGCTTCGTCGCCTTTCGCGGGAAGTGCCAAAGGATGCAACGGTGGAAGCTCTGCAGGCGCGGCAGCAACGCCCATCATTCCGGCAACAACGGCAGCCAGTGCAGCTGTATTTCTCCGGCTGGTCACATTTGCCGGGCCGTTAACAATTTCCGGCCCGTTTTCACCGACGATGCCAAACTGCCCGCGCGGGATATAGCCGCCGCTGTCATACATCCCCGCAAAGCCATATCCCCATGACGGACCCCCCCCCGATGGCATCATCACTTTACCGTCTGCATTCACCGTCGCAGGTTGCTGACGCGTCACTCTTTCCGGCAGTTTCGCCTTTGCAGCCTCTTTACTGACAATGCCGAGTTTCTCCAGCAACCAGGAAACGCCGGATTTCAGGGAGTCCAGCGGATGCATGACCATATTCAGCCCTTCCGCCAGTGCCTCCCCGAATCGCCGCCCCATTGCCGCTGCACTCTGCAGTTCGGCAGAGGTCGACTTAACGGGCGTCAGCAGATCAGTAAACCAGCCCCACAGCGCCTGTACTTTGTCGCCAATCCACTGGAACACGGGCTTAAGCGCTTCGAATGCTGCACTGACGGGACCTGCCGCCGCTTTGAATCCTTCCACCACGCCACCAAGAAATGCGGTGATGGGTTGCCAGTATTTCCAGACAACCAGCGCCACGCCCGCCAGTGCAGTAACCACAAGACCTATCGGACTGAGCAGAGCACCTAACAGACCAGATACGGCATACAGGGCAACGCGCAGCATCGCCAGTGGACCAGATGCCAGTACTCGCAGCACCGTGCCTGCGGAGGCCAGTCCACCGCGCAGTACCGCCAGAGGATTCATAAACATCACAGCAACAGCACGTAAACCGGATAATCCAGACCGCAAAAGTGCAACCGGCGCACCTGCTACAGTTTTCAGGACATTTCCCGTCAGTGATGCCGTGCGGCGCAAAGACGACAACGGCGCAGTAAGTAAACCTGCGGCGTTGCCCGATGAAGCAAGCCCGCGTCGCAGCAGTGCAAGTGGTGCGCCAGCCAACCAGGACAACGCGCTGCTGGTTCGCGTTACTGCTGCCGTAACGGAAGGTAACGTTTTGATACCCAGCACAGAGAATCCCAGACGGATGACTGCCAGCGGTCCCAGCACAGCAGCCAACACCACAGCCAGGGTGCCGAGGCCCACAGTAACAGCAGCCACAACCGCTGCTACTTTCATCAGTGTGCCCGTCAGTTCAGGGTTAGCTTCCACCCAGCGACGCAACGCCCCCGTGATGCTTTTCACCGTGTACAGAATATCCATCAGCGGCTGGCGCAGCGTTTCGCCCAGGCTGCTGAAGGTGTTCTGCGCTCCGGTTTTGACCAGCAACCACTGCGCAGAAAGTGAGTCCTTGTTAATGTCGGATTCTTTCTGCATCGAACCGAGCGCATCATTGCCAGCTGTCAGTTTTAGCTGGCGCTGCAGTTCCGGCAGGTTGTTTGCCAGTTTCGCCGCATCATCGCCAAACTCTTTACCAAACAACATGGTCATGGCAGACAGGCGCTTATCCTGCGGCAGTGCGTTCACCTTCTCCAGTACGCGCTGGATAGTTCCCATCGCATCCTTCGTCATCTGCTTTTCAATCACTTCAGGATTGAGTTTCAGCAGATTCATTCCTTCAAAGAAACTCTTGCTTTGCATGGTGGCAATGGACAATTCACGCACCATCGCGTTGGCAGCACTGGCAGCGACCTCCGGCGCAGCACCCAGTGTCAGGAAGGTGGAACCCAGCGCCGCCGCTTTACGATAATCCAGACGATCAGCCACACCGCCCAGGCGTTGCATGACATCAATGATGTCTGCCCCTTTCGACATAGCGTTATCATCCAGATAGTTCAGCGCATCACCGAGCTGTTCAATATTGCGGGTTGGTATTTTGTAGAGCTGGGCGATTTTCCCCAGACTTTCTGACAGTTCATCCGCTGGCAGCTCAAAGGCTGTTGCCGCCTTTGCTGCCGTACTGGCGAAGGCCAGCAGGTCACGTTTCTGGTCCTCCCAGCTGTCGTCAGGGTTTGCCACATTCATGCGCGCACCACCTTCAACCAGTGCGGCGAAGTCCACAGCACCGTTTTCCATTGGCAGCTGTTCACTGGCAGCTTTGATGGCATCCTGCATTTCGTAAAAACGCGCAGTGCGGTTGCCATTATCGTCACGCAGACCATTGACCTGCTTTGCCACACCTTTCATGGCATCTTCCATGCTGGTATAGCTTTTTACCGCCGCCATCACTGGCGCGCCCATTGCCAGCCCTGCAGCCGTGGTGGTGGCTCCGGCTCCTGCGATGCGATCGCGCACTTCAAGCCGTCTTGAGTATTGTTCTCTGGCAGCGTTCATCCGTGCCTGTTGTTCACCCAGACGTTTAAGTGCTTTTTGCTGGCCCTCCAGTGCCTGACGAGTTTCTTCGGCATTTTTCTTAAGTTCTCGCTGGGCACTACTGAGTTGTCTGGTATCAATCCCTGATTCTTTAAGTGCCTGACGTTGTCTCTGGACCGCCCCCAACAAGCCGTTATAGGTCTGCTGAAGTTCCTGTACTCGTGTTTTGGCCTGACTGAATAACTTTGCCTGCGCGGCGGTTGGCCTGTTAGTGGCAGCAAATTGTGTGGCGAGTTTTGCCGCCTCTTCGCGGGCTGCGTTCAGGTTGTTGGCTGTTATGGCTAGTTGCGAGCGCGTCTTGCGAAATTCATCAATTCTGCCAGCCTGCTTATTCAGTTCTTTGAGGCTGTTTCGGGTATTCTGAATTGCGCCAGCCAGCTCTTTCGAACTGGCCTGTGCAGCACGGAATGGGCGGGTGAGTTTGTCAACCGCATTAAGAATGACCTGCAGGCGCAGGTTATTATCACTCATCGTTGGCCCCGCTTCTCTGAATCGCTTTATACCGCCATTCCAGCACTTCGGTCAGCGGCATAACGTCAGTAACGGATGGCGGCCAGTGAAAGATGGTGGCGATATCAGCCACCAGATCGTCAACCGTCAGGCTGTCGGTAAACCGGCAAGCACCGACTTCTTCAACAAAAAAGTGACAACCTCAACCGACATGGCAGTGAGATCTGCCGGGTCCATCTCTGCAATTTCCTGTGCAGTCAGTGCCGGACTGGAGATGCGGGGGATCACGGTCATCATCGCGTTCACATCCATATCCATAATGGCCTGCAGGCGTGTACCGCGCAGCGCACCGGACTGCGGTTTACGCAGCACAATTTCGGTGATTTCTGTTTTACCGCGCTTGATGGGGGTATCCAGTTGAATAGTCTTTTCAGTCTGCTTATCGCTCATTTTGCTGTCCTGTAAATTGGGTTCTGGCGCGGTATCCCGCGCCGTTCAGATACATCAGAGGCCGAGGGCGTTGCGGTGCGCTTCCATCAGGTCCACACCGTCCACAATTTCCACCATGTTGATAAGGTCCACTTCATAGAGCACCTCACCATTTATAGTCAGCTTCGCGTAGCTGTTGGTACTGGTCACTTTGGTGGTGTTGCTTTCGCCCGTCTTCCACTCGCCGGAATCCACTTCTTTGTGACGTCCACGCACCACAAGCTCCACGGCCTGCACTTCCCCGGTATCGTCACGCTGGATAGAGCCGGTAAAGCGCAACTGGATACCATCCACCGTGGCTTTGCCCATCTGCTTAAACAGCAGCAGTTCAGTACCACCAATGGAAAATTCCGTATCCAGTGCGCCGTCATCCAGCCCCAGATCCACATCCACTGCACCCGGCATTCCGCCGCCGCGATACTTCTCATATTTGCGGGTGAATTTCGGCAGCGTCAGAGACTCTACGATCCCCTGCCAGTTGTTCCCGTCGTTAAACAGGTTCAGATGTTTTAATTTGCGTGGTAAAGCCATGTTGTCCCCTTACGCGCTGACCTGGCTGGCAAAATTCACCAGGTACTGATCGGTGATGCGCTGACGCAGCATCAGATTTTCAAGTGGCGGCACTGGCGTGTAGTCATAGTCGATGGTGAGTTTTCCGGCTTTCAGCGTGTCTTTGTCATTCACCGACTCGTCCAGCCAGCAATCACCACCAATGAGATAGCCCTGACTGACCAGGCTGCGCATTTTGGCGCGGATACCTTCGATAATGTCGCGGGCCAGCGACGGGTTCAGCGGTTTGTCCACCGCCCACATATGCGCTTCTGCCATCGTGTCCATCAGTACCTGCGCCGTGCGGGTGTAGTTTTCGAAGGCAAAGAGCGGGTCATCACTCAGGCAGCGGGAACCCCAGAAGCGGAAACCGTCTTTACGGATAAGCGTGGTGACGTCGTTCTGGTTCAGCAGACCTGCATCTGTTGCCGGGCCCTGCAGATCCCAGAACACATCTGCAGAAATTCCGGTGACACCGTTCACGCCCACGTTGGACAGGCTTTTGTGCCATCCGGTCTGCTCATCAATTTTGGCGCGCAGACCAAGCGCACGGGCGGTGGCATATGCCGTTGCTTCAGCATTCAACACCGTGTCCCAGCCAGTAAAGTCAGGCCAAATCAGCATCCCTTCTCGCTGGCTGAAGTTTTCACGGTAAGTGAGCGCCTCCTGCACCGTCTTGCAGCCATACGCTGACAGGTAAGCAAACCCACGCAGGCTTTGCGCCACGCTCAGCAACTCAGTAGCTACCGCCTTGGTGTCGTGACCTGGTACACCCAGAATGCGCGGTTTCACCCCGAGCTGTGACTGGGCAGATAACAGGGCTTTCATGCCAGTTTTTTTACCTTCAGCGGTCACTGCGCCGATGATATTAGTCGTGGTTTCGTCTTCCGTTTCCCCCTGCGGCACACGCACAACAACGGTCACGGGTTTTGCCTGGTCAGCGATGGCATCCAGCGAACGGGCCAGCGTGCCGGACTCACCCGCTTTACCGCTGGCAGTCAGCACATCAGTGATCAGCACAGGTTTGTTAAGAGGAAACATTTTTGCATCGGCATCATCGCCCGTGCAGACCATACCCACGATGGCGGTGCTCACCGTGGTAATGGATCGGGTGCCTTCGTTGACTTCAACAACGCGCACCCCGTGGTGGTAATCCTGAGCCATAAGGCAGTCTCTCCGGTAGTAGAGGGGGTCTGCCTATGTTCTGGTTGATACGAGCAGGATGCACGTTATGTGGTTTGTATGAAAAATGGCACAACGGCGGATACAGGAATCCCCGCAGACGCGGGGATGTATTCAGACTTCTGGTGATAAAGGCCAGACTATATCCGGGGCATCACTTACATTAATATTTTCAAGTAACTCAAGATAATCCAGCATCGCATTAAATCTGGTTGTCTCCATTTCGTTCAGCCTGCCAAGCTGTAATTTTGATGGCCATTGTTTTTCATTAATCAGGTTGTTAGCCTCATTAATGCGCATCTGTTTCATCATTTCTGCCTGTTCCACCTGTTCCTCATGGGTCAATGGTGGACGTTCTTCCCATGATGGCTGGTTATCAGTGCCTGCAACCATTTTGTACCCTTCCCGATAACCAAGATAAAACTCCTGATAGACTGCATCACTTACCTCAATACAGTCATCCGGCCACGCATCGAGAGCATCGTAATAATCAGATTTCAGTTCACTGTTATAAAATGCATTTCTTGATGGACTGTAAAAATAACTCATCAGACCCCCTCCGCAATAAACCCAATATTCCATCCACCGTTATCTCCGGTGATGCTCAGAGTAAAGCCAGTTGCAGTAATAGCTGTAATGGCGACACCCTCAACACTCCCACCGTGTGGCGAACGGAAAACGGGGATCACGTACCAGCACTGACGGGCAAATGGTGTCGGAAAATTCACCTGATACTCTTTATTCACCACACCAGTTGCCCCGGAAAAATAACTGTTAAAAAACTGCTTCAGCACACCGCCAGTTATTCGGTGATAATTGCTGCCAAATGAAAATTCATCTTCACAAACACCCCGACGCCATGGTGTTGTATTGTCTTTAACCGTATCAGAGCCGCTGAAACGGTGATACATTTCCCCTGCTCCGGTGATGAAAATCTGCGCGCGTCTGTTCTTGTTATACGCAGCCTGAAAACCTGCACCATTCGATGGCACTTCATCTGCATTACCTGAATATGCAAGAAACTGTGAAACCTCACCCATTTCGTAGTTATTATTGCTACCGATTCCGTATGCTCCCTGTTGCAGAGCACTTTCAGCCTTATCAACCGTCGGTTTAAGTCCCAGATTCTGAATAAACAAAGTCTGGTCAGGAATATCAGCACCATTGCGGTCCTTTGCCAGTCTCGCACTGGCGTTGTCCATCGCAATTTTTACCGCTTTCAATGTCGCCGCAACATTTTCTGACACGCTGTTTACATCGTTCCCCAGTTGCACCATTCCTTTAACACTCACTGATGCTTCTGGATAATGTGCACTGGTGAACACCTGATTCCACGGTGTTTCATCATCGGCAATTTTCGATAACATGCTGAATCGACAGTACATCTTGCCATCATTAGCGACATAAATTTGTGCACGTCGATTGTCGTTGTAACAGGCCTGGAAACCAGCACCATGTGTTGGCACTTCTGGATAGCCGACAGCTGTACCATAAGCAAAAAATTGCGATTTGGTTCCCATGGTTTTCAGATAAGCCAGGCCAATTCCATAATCTCCTGGCTGAATCGCTGATGCAGCTTTATCAACAGTCGTTTTCAATCCCAGATTCTGAACAAACAGTGCCGGATTGGGAATATCAGAACCATTGCGGTCTTTTGCCAGTCTGGCGCTGGCATTATCCATCGCTATTTTCACTGCTTTTGGCGTTGCAGCGACTGTTTCATCATTGCTTTCCACACCGCTATACAGACGTACAAATCCCTTTTCTGTCAAAGACGCAGAAGGATGGCGGCGCGATTGCTCATGAATTTCTATTTGTTGATCTACATAATGGCGGGTTGCCAGCACGACAGCAGGGTCGATTTTCAGGGTGATATTGTCCGTACTGCTGGTAATCAGCACCATGCGCACGGTCTGGGTGCGCCCGCTGCCTTCAGCCAGTTGTGGCTTATAGCTTTCCGGGCAGTTGCCCACGGCAATCAATGCCCCGGACTCATCAAACAGGCCCACTTCACGTATCCACCAACCGCCCTCGTTTTCTGGGATCACCTGTTCGGCAATAATCTGGCTGCTGTTCTGCGGGTCGATATAGAGCATATTCAGCGCAGCCCGGCGTTTCTCATTTACCAATGCTGTCTGCTTTGCGTCCGGCGTTGGCAATGTTCCGCCGCCATCGCCGACCGCCATATGGGTAATTTTTAAAGGCACACCGAGCGCGGCGGCGCTGGCAAGTTTCGCCGCGCCAATATCCGTCAGCAGGGTATAAAATTTTGTGCTCATGGATTCACTCTCATTGTGTCAATAACATGGACCGCCCCACCTTCATGCGCGGTGCCGCCGGAAATAATTGTTTCGTTGATATACGGATAGATCGTGATTTCTTCGCCAAGATAGCTGGCGGCCCCCACCCAATGCGGACCGCTGGTCTGCAGATTGATGGACATGCCGATCATGTGACGGCTACATGGTTTGGCATCGCTTATCAGCCGCTCAAGTTCCAGATAGGTATCTTCAGTGATGCCCTGGTCCTGCACGCCGATATCCAGACGAAACGTGCCCGGTGCCTCTCCGGTCTGCCACCACTCAATAATGCGGATCAGAAAGCCGAACGGCTCCACCACCCGCCGCACGGCACTGGTGGTCCCTTTATGCTGATGAATATAAAAAGCATCCTTCACCACCTGGCGCTTGACGCTTTCTGTCCAGCCTTCGTCCCAGCGATCCACAGAGAACGCCCAGGCGAGATAAGGCAGGAAGCTGACCGGGCAGGTAGCCGGATTCCACAAGTCACGCAGCGGCACCTGCAGATCAGAAATCCCGCTACAGGTCTGCGCCAGTCGGCGCTCCAGTGAAGTTGACCCCGATGGCAGCAGACTATTCATCCGTTCCCCCGTTGGTCACGCTCCACTCCGTACATGATGCCGCCTGCGTTTTGTTCAAAACCACATCCGCCAGCGGCGAAGCCAGCTCCACACGCTGCACACCCTCAACATGCAGGGCGGCAAAGATGGCGCTACGGCGAATATCCCGACCAAGCCGCGTCTGACTGGCGATGTACTTCTGCAGGCTGGCTTTTGCCGCTGCCATTACCGGCTCTGCTTCCGGCCCCGGATAGAGAAAAATGGTGGCTTCCACGCGGTACGGTATGATTTCTGCGCTGCGAACCGTAAGACGGTCAGCCACCGGGCGGACGTTCTCACTGTTCAGAGCTTTTTCCACCACGTCCAGCAGGTCTTTTTCTGCAGTTCCATCGCCTTCGCGGCTAAGGACAGTCAGCACCACCTCTGCAGGTGCCGGGCTGGTTGCACTGGCATCCGCCACCCGACCGTCGGCGCTTCGAGCATGAAATTCATAAGCTGCAGTTGGCCCCGCAACAGAAAGCCCTTCAAAGGCTGCAGGCACACGCAGGCGTAACGCTTCATCGCTTTCCATCACAGCTGCAACGGGCGGCACAGCATCATTATCAGCAGGCGTCACCGTCAGGCGTGTCACGTTGTAGTTGGCAGCGAGCTGGTCAAGATCGCCGCCCATCGCGTAAGCCACCATCACCGCCTGTGCGGCTTCGTTAATGCGCTGGCGCAGAAGCAACTCACGGTAAGCGTTCTCCTGCAGCAATTTGGTGACGGGTTCAGATTCCAGTTCCAGCGTGCGGATCACTGCTTCCTGCTCATCTTTCGGATGAAGCGCCACAAATTCTGCCTTGCGTTCGGCAAGCAGCGTCTCAAAGTCCGGCACATCCACAATCTGCGGTGCAGGCAACTGCGAAAGGTCAATCACTGCCATTCTCTGCTCCTGTTGATACGGAAAGGGACACAGGCACACCGTTATTCCGCCGCCCGGTCAGCTCCACCACCATAGAACCGTCAAAGTTGCTGTTGATGGTGATGGAATCCAGCGTCAGCCGTGGCTCCCAGCGACTCAGCGCCACATACACTGCCGACATGACCTGCAGGCGTAATGCCGGATTTTGTGGCTGGTCTATCAGTGCCGACAGCAGGGAACCATATTCACGACGGGCAATGCGGCTACCCTGCGGCGTCAGCAAAATGTCCCGCACCGACTGGCGCAGATGGTCAATATCAGTAATGGCCTTACCGCTGATATTGTTCATCCCGCTATAAAGCGTCATACCGGGCCTCCGGTGGTGTCACCGCCTTTCAGAACGCCAGTATGCTGATGCGCATCAACCACGATCCCGTTAGAACTCATTGCACCGCCGCCCTGGGTAACGCCACCATTGATCACTACTTCGCTGTTAATACGCGTGCGGTCAGCCTCCAGCACAAACTCACTGGTTTTCAGGGTGATGTTGTCGACGGCCTCAATGACCATAGATTTGATGCCCCTGACATACCAGCGCCCGGTGGCGGGTTCATATTCAAACCAGCCACCATCAGGATGTTCTGTCACGCAGGCGTCCGCCGACGTCGACGGTGGTGCGAACTGATTCGAATAGATGGCGGGCAGCGCAAAAGCTGTTTCCAGATTACCGCCCATACTCAGCAGCACCACCTGCTCACCTTCCGATGGTCGCCACCATGTCCGGGCATTCCCGGCACGCAGCGTCAGCCAGCTGATCCAGTTGGTTTCAAGGTCGCCCGTTTTCACCCGGCAAAGCCAGTTTGTCCTGTCCACTTCGGTGACTACCCCAGTGCGGATCAGGTTGGTGATAAGGCGCATGATTTCGGTTAATTGTGCGTTCATAGGGAAAGGTTGCCATCAGGGGAAGAAAGGCGGCAGTGCTGCAACTTGTATCAGTGCTGATACAAAAATCACCCCGCCAGCCATTGCAGAATCATGTCGCGGGTCATTGCCTCAACATCATCATTTACACCCAGAAGGCGACGCTCTGCGTAACGGACCTCCGGTCCTTTGCGGCTGACGCGATCACGTAAGCCGTAGTGATGAACACGGGCAATGCGCTGTACCTTGCCTTCAAACTGCACGCTGGCAGAGTCGGCGCTGGCGGCAGTTTTCAGGTATTTTGTGGTGCGCAGCTTTGCAAACATCTGACGTTTGATACGGCCTTTTTTACTGCGTGCTGTTACCCGTCGCGGTTCATAATTGCTGCCATCTGGATTGCGCTGCATTCTGATATTTTGCTGCTGTGTCCGGCGTAGTTCCTGCGCCAGCTGGCGCATCATGCGGCTTCTTGCGGCTGGCTCCAGATTCGCCAGCAAGGCACTCAGCCAGTCGTCAACTTTCTGCAGTTCAGCCACGTTTCACCGTCCACATTTCTTCAGGTTCATCAGGTTCCGCTATAGCTTCAACGCTCGACACACTGCCGTCAGTGCTGACCAGCACACGCTCCGTCAGTTGCAGGTTGAGGCTGAGATCACAGACATCGTTGCGCAGAATATCCACCTCAAAGGTGAATAGCTTTTCCCGTAACGCCGGGTTATTGATGGCATCGGGCTGGTTATCACGCAGCCACAGCAAAACCGGGGCCATCAGCAGATTCTGGTCGCCGCTGAAATCCTCAATCACCACGTTCAGGGTGTAGCGGTACTCCCATGACATGGAGCTGGCCCCCGTGGCAACCAGCGAACCGTTATCCACAAACAGATGCAGTTTGTCCGGGTTATTGCGGACATAAGGCACTGCTTTATTGAGGGCGTGGCGCAGGGATTGTGGTTTGTTCACTGTTTCGCTCCTGACACGCAATAATCATGTCCACTTTGTCTGCACAGACCGCCCAGGCGGCCTCCGTTTCATCCAGCAACGCGTTCAGATCACCGTTAGTGCGCAGCGTTGCCTGATCCAGCAGACACGGCGTCACTCGCGGACAACCACTGACGGTAAGCTGCACCTCCGGTGAGTGTGGGGCGTTCCCGCATCCGGATAATGTCAGCAGGCAAAGGAGTATCAGCCCAGCGGCGTAAATCCTCGTTCTCACGTTTCAGTTCCTCGATCCGGCGTTGTCGTTGTCTCAGCAGTGCGCTGGTCTGTTCTGCTTTGGCATAGAGCCGCGCCTGCTCCCGGTTATTGGTTTCAGCCAGAATGGACAGGCTGATCAGCTGGCTGTTGCTCTTTGCCAGTGCCTGGCTTTTGCTCCGAAGCTCGTCTGCCTGCGTGCTGATGGTCTGGCTGGCATCAGCCAGCCGCCACGTCTGCCAGCCCAGCGCCGCCAGTAATAACGCCAGCACAACCAGCAGTACCCGGTTCATGCTGCTACCTGTTGCGCCATCTGATTACGGGTGATCCAGAAGGCAATAACGGTCAGCAGATAAAAGACCAGGGTAATAGCCCACCCCGTCCAGGCGAGACTGACGACAATCAGCAATCGCATCATCCAGCTGATAAATACGTTTTCTTTTCGAGTAATGGTCTTTAGCAAAGATGCCCTCAACTCCTGCCAGAGCGGGCCGTTCTTAATTAACGCAGCCAGTGCTACCGGAATTACCGCCCATGTCAGCAGACAAGCTACCCAGACACCGGACGCTGCCAGTACCGGAAAAATCCCCTGCGGATACACCATTGCTGCGATTAACAGCGCCATCCATAACATCAGAAACAGTCCGCTGATTAATTTCTTTTTCATTTCAGTTTGCTCCCTGTAAGCACCAGGCCATCTCCCGCGCACGGCGGTTATCCAGCCCCTGATTAAACACACCTTTTACATACACCCAGCGCGGCAACTGTCGGCACGCATCCGCCCAGCGCCGCTGATTGAGCAATTTCACCAGCGTGGAACTGCAGGCATTGCCCGTACCCACGTTGAAGGCAAACGACACCGCAGCGTCATACACCTTCTGCGGCGGCTGTTGCTTCACACACCTTTCCAGCGCCCTCTCCACACGCAGCACGTTGGAGATCAGCCCTTCTGCTGCCTGTCGTTCCGTGATTGTTTTGCCGGGAATGACGCCCGATGTATTACCAATGCCGTCGGTCCAGACACCCGCGCTGCACTGATACGGCTGCAGACGACAGCCTTCGTAATCGGCAATCAGTTTCAGTCCCTCCACGGAGGTGTGAAGCTGCTGAAAACCCGGCAGCGTGGCAGCAATAGCCAGCACGCCCCCGACAAGGCAGCGTTTAACGATTGATGGATTCATAGTCCTCCCGCGAGATCTGCCCGTCGCGCAGAAGCTGGTAGGCTTTGTGTTTGTAGTACCAGTTGATAGCCAGCATCAGCACACCAATCATCAGGCCGCCCAGCGTTGAGGCATCCTTGATGGACAAATCGCCCAGCCAGGCCAGCACGACGGCGATGCAATACGTGATAAAGGCGCTGATTCGCTCAAGCGTCATAATTCAGTCCCATAGCTGGACGGTCTGCACGGTGGTGGTTGTCGGTATGTCCGGCAGCTCCACCTGCAACCCGTGAGGTAAAAAGGGGCCGTATTCGGCAAGCCCCGGATTTGCCTTCAGTACCTGCTCCGTGACACCCTGCGTGCGCCCGTAATGACGCCAGCAAAGCGCGTCCACCGTGTCATACTGATGCGCACGCACTTTCATCAGATAAGCTCCACTGTGCAGTGCGGCGCATCCTGCACCCGGCTGATGGCCCAGCGGGCGTCACGCCACAAATCACCGCTTGCTTCCGCCAGTTCCTCGCCTCGCTTCGCACCGGATGCCGTGGCGTCATAGTCCTGGTAACGTTCGTTGAGCATGGCGCGTGCCCAGCAGTAAACCGCGTTGAAATAGTGCTGAATGCGCTCGCTTTTGCCGTCCAGTTGTTCCGCCGGGACTTCTGCCAGCGAGGCATACCCCAGCATCTGCTGGCGTCTGCGAAACTCATACAGCTCTGCGTTGACCTCCGAAATTGCCGACAGCGCAACCTGCTTTAAACGCGGCTGCGTCACCGTGCCGTCAGTGCGCATGACACTGCGAAACTCCGACAGGTCCACATCAGGCCAGAACGGCGTATTTCTGATGATTTCCGCCTGTTCCGGTGCCTGTTCTGGCGCAACAAACTTCATGCTGCTTTCTCCTGAAATAAAGGGCGGTGGACGGGGTTTTGATGTGGCAGTGCCTTTCGCCCCCCCGTGCCGCCCGTGCGCGGGGGCACGTTCTGTCAGCGGCTGTCATTGCGCAGTCTGCGCTCCAACTGCTGTTTGTCTTTTTTCACGCCACAGCGGGGATCGAGCTGTAACGCATGGTTGAGATGATTAAGGGCGGAAGCCGGATTGCTTTCACTCAGGACAGCGCCAATCGCTTTATGCAGACGCGCCCGTGACTGGTCCGGCATATCCAGACCGTCTGTCAGCTCCAGCGTCTGCAGCAACAGATCGGCATCAAAGCCGGTGGCGGCAAGCATTGCGCTCTGCGCAGCGTCTGCCATTTCCTCTGCCAGCACGGTCTGCACATTGCGATTACCCAGCGGCATCACCCAGCCATGACGCAGGGCATGACGCCCGATCTGCAGCGCCCCGGCATAATCTCCGGCATCAATGCGCCACAGCATCACGTACATCAGCACGTCATCCTGTTGAGCGCCTCCGGCAGCCAGGACACCCTCTGCCCAGGCGGCGTACTTCGGCAGCAGCTCCACCTTGATTTCCGCTTTTTTGACCGTGGACTGAACGCCCTTGAGACGGCGGCGGTCTTCCGCCAGTTGCAGCAGCATCAGGTCATAGCCCGACGCGTGGCGAACACTGCCGCCCTCGCGGGCGGCCTGTTCAGCCTGAACGCGCAGGCGATGCTGCCGTGCGGGACTCAGGCTCATGGTTTATGCTCCGGCTTCTGCGGCGGCGGCGCTGAAATCGCCAATCTGGATGTTTTCCACCAGTGCAGCGCAGCGGTAGTCCTCAACCACATAGGCTTCGTTAACAGATTCAAAGTTTTCAATCCGGTCACGTTTCGGGTTGTCGATAACTGAACGGCGGCGGGTGTCTTCCTGCCAGTAGATGGACAGGTTATCCAGACGGGTGATCAGCAGCGCATTCGGCGGGAAGAACGGCGCACGCACGGCCTGCAGACCGCCCATGCGTTTCTGACTGATAATCATATCGGCTGCCAGTTTTTCACTGTTTTCCTGCTCTTTGTTGACCAGCGGGAAATACTTGTCAGACAGCAGTTCACGACCGCAAATCACCACCAGATCGTCATCGTCCTGGTAGACCACGTCGATAAGCTCATTGACCGCATCCATCACCACAGCGTCCAGGTTGGCATATTCGCCACCTTTCCCGACTTTCACCGCACCCGGTGTGGTTTCGCCGCTCGTGGTGGTGCTGCCCATGACGTGATCCGGTGCATCCTCACGGATTTTCTGCAGCCAGCCTTTGTTCACATCCTGCAGCAGCGGGTTTTCACTACGGTTGGAGGTTTTCGCACGCTTCACGCCGTTAAAGCCGATCATGATGCGGTCCAGTGCCTGACGTTTCACGATGGCGTCACGGATACGCACCTGGAAATCCTGAAACTTCGCCCACAGGTCCAGCTTCGCGTAGGTCAGCACCGTGTCAAAGTTGGTCTGCTCGCATTTGTATTCCACATCGACCATCAGCGTCGGATCGACAGGTTCACGCTCTTTCGCGGTGGTGTCAGTGGTTCCGGCAATGGTGCTGCCAACACCCAGCCCCAGCAGCTGACCGGACTGCTCAGTCACTGGCGTGACGTTAATCAGCGTCAGGAAAGCGGCGGACTGCTGGATCTGGTCTTCCAGCTTCTGCTGCACAGACGGCTCTACAGTGAACTTGCTGGACAGTTCTTCAACTGCCACACCGTTAAGACGTGCCAGTTGCTGCAGGTAAGCGTTAAAAGCAAAGCGGGTATTCTTCTTCATCAGGTTTTGTGCTCCATCAGCAATTGGTCAGAGTGTCAGCGGGGGCGTTACCGCCTGTTGCACGCTGGCGGTAGTCCTGGCGGCTGTCTTCATGACTCAGCTTATTCACCAGTTCGTTAAAGGCGGTTTGCTGCTCCTGCAGAGCAGTCTCCAGCTCAGACAGGCGTTCTTCCTGCTCAGACAGGGATTTTTCGGTGCGTGCGCTCAGGTTCTGCTGCTCAGTGGCGACCAGCTCCACGGCCTTATGCACATCAGAGAATCGGGCGTCATCGGACTGCTCTTTTTTGGTAAACAGCGCCGTGACACGGGCAAACAGGGACGGTTTGTCGTCCTGGATTTCTTCCAGTTCGATCACCGTTTCCTCTGCAGCTGTAAAAAGATTGGCGGGATTCTGCTTGCGGTTTGCCAGCGGGTTATGAGCTGCACTGGCGCTGAATGTCAGCATTTCAGTGCCCAGACTGGCAGGGTCATCAGTGGCAGCCAGGCCGACCAGATAGGCTTTGCCCGTATCAGCGAACTTCGGGCTGACTTCCATAGAGGTGAATAATTTCTGGCCTTTTTTCACCAGTTCCACCAGGGACTCCGTTGGCTCAACGTCGGCATACAGCGCCATCTTGCCTGCCAGCGGACCTTCCGTGATTTCTTCAGCAAACAACGCCGTCACCTTGCCGTAGCGGTTAAAGGTGCTGTCCGGCAGATAAGACTTGATGTGCTCAAGGTTAATCAGCGCGGTATACACCGCCGGGTTGTAGCTGGCTGCCATCTGTTCCAGCCATTCACGCTGGATTTCGCGTCCGTCGGTGGTGGCACCTTCCACCCCGATGCGAAAACGCTTTGCTTTCACTGTCATGAGCCGTGCTCCGTTAGAAAAAACTTACTGGAGCCTTATGGTTGCGGTGATGGGGGCAGTGAAACAATGCGCGGTATTTGTACCGACAACCACACAAACCGCAGGCGGGGAAAGCCTTCATTCAAGGCTGTAGGTTTGTGCCATGAACACCACACTGACACCCGCAGATCTCGATCCCCGTCGGCAGGCCATGCTGCTGTACTTTCAGGGATACCGCGTAGCCCGCATTGCTGAAATGCTGGGCGAGAAAGTTGCAACCGTTCACAGCTGGAAAAAACGCGACAAGTGGGGTGACTATGGGCCGCTGGATCAGATGCAGCTCACCACCGCCGCACGCTACTGCCAGCTCATTATGAAGGAGCACAAAGAAGGGAAAGATTTCAAAGAGATTGACCTGCTGGCGCGCCAGTCGGAGCGCCATGCGCGGATCGGCAAGTTTAACAATGGCGGCAACGAAGCCGACTTAAACCCTAACGTCGCCAACCGCAACAAAGGCCCGCGCCGTCAGCCGGAAAAGAACGTTTTCACCGATGAACAGATTGAGAAGCTGAAAGAAATCTTCCATTCCTCCATGTTCAACTACCAGCGCCACTGGTGGGAAGCCGGAAAAACCAACCGCATCCGCAACCTGCTGAAGTCACGCCAGATCGGCGCGACCTTCTATTTTGCCCGTGAAGCCCTGATTGACGCCCTGCTGACCGGGCGTAACCAGATTTTCCTTTCCGCCAGCAAGGCTCAGGCCCACGTCTTTAAGCAGTACATCATCGACTTCGCCAAAGAAGTGGAGGTGGAGCTGAAAGGCGATCCGATGGTGCTTCCTAACGGGGCCACGCTGTACTTCCTCGGCACCAATGCCCGCACGGCCCAGAGTTACCACGGCAACCTGTATCTGGATGAATATTTCTGGATACCGAAATTCCAGGAGCTGCGCAAAGTGGCTTCCGGTATGGCTATTCACAAAAAATGGCGACAAACCTATTTTTCCACGCCATCCAGCCTGACACACAGTGCTTATCCGTTCTGGTCCGGTGCGCTGTTCAACCGAGGGCGCAACAAAGCCGATAAGGTGGACATCGACCTGTCCCACAGCAATCTGGCCCCCGGCCTGCTGTGCGCAGACGGGCAGTACCGCCAGATAGTCACTGTGGAAGATGCGGTGCGCGGCGGCTGTAACCTATTCGACCTCGACCAGTTGCGCATGGAGTACAGCCCGGACGAATACCAGAACCTGCTGATGTGTGAGTTCGTGGACGATCTCGCGTCCGTGTTCCCGCTCAGCGAGCTGCAGGCGTGCATGGTGGACAGTTGGGAAGTCTGGACCGACTTTCATGCACTGGCCCTGCGCCCGTTTGGCTGGCGCGAAGTGTGGATCGGATATGACCCGGCGAAAGGTACGCAGAACGGCGACAGCGCCGGATGCGTGGTGGTGGCTCCGCCAGCCGTGCCGGGCGGTAAGTTCCGCATTCTTGAGCGTCACCAGTGGCGCGGAATGGACTTCCGCGCCCAGGCTGACGCCATCAAAAAACTGACCGAACAGTACAACGTGACCTATATCGGTATCGACTCAACCGGCGTTGGTCACGGGGTTTACGAGAACGTGAAAGCGTTTTTTCCTGCCGTCCGGGAGTTTGTCTACAGCCCCAACGTTAAAAACGCCCTGGTACTCAAGGCCTACGACATTATCAGCCACCGCCGTCTGGAGTTTGACGCCGGACACACCGACATAGCGCAGTCCTTTATGGCAATCCGTCGCGCCACCACCGCCAGTGGCAACCGCCCGACCTATGAAGCCAGCCGCAGCGAAGAAGCCAGCCACGCCGATCTGGCCTGGGCAACGATGCACGCACTGTTTAACGAACCGCTGCAGGGCGAATCCGCCAATACCAGCAATATTGTGGAGATTTTTTGATGGGAAAGAGTAAGAAGAACCGCGCTGCGGCGACGAAACAGATCCAGCTTAAAAGTCAAACTACAGCCGAAGCATTCAGCTTCGGCGATCCCGTTCCTGTTCTGGACCGCCGCGAACTGCTGGACTATGTGGAATGCGTACAGATGGACCGTTGGTATGAGCCACCAGTGAGTTTCGACGGCCTGGCGCGAACCTTCCGCGCCGCCGTACACCACAGCTCACCGATTGCAGTAAAGTGCAACATTCTGACCAGCACCTATATCCCTCACCCGTTGCTCAGCCAGCAGGCTTTTTCACGTTTTGTGCAGGACTATCTGGTATTTGGTAACGCCTACCTGGAGAAACGCACGAACCGCTTCGGTGAAATTATCGCCCTTGAGCCTGCTCTGGCAAAATACACCCGACGCGGGTTAGACCTGGATACCTACTGGTTTGTGCAATACGGTATGACAACCCAGCCGTATCAGTTCACGAAAGGCAGCATCTTTCATCTGATGGAACCGGACATCAACCAGGAGATCTACGGCCTGCCTGGCTATCTTTCTGCTATTCCATCCGCTCTGCTCAACGAGTCCGCCACGCTGTTCCGCCGTAAGTATTACATCAATGGCAGCCATGCAGGCTTCATCATGTACATGACCGATGCCGCGCAGAATCAGGAGGATGTGAACAACCTCCGCAACGCGATGAAAAGCGCCAAAGGTCCAGGCAACTTCCGCAACCTGTTTATGTACTCACCTAACGGCAAAAAAGACGGGCTTCAGATCATCCCATTGTCAGAAGTCGCGGCGAAGGATGAATTTCTTAACATCAAGAACGTGAGTCGGGATGACATGATGGCAGCGCACCGCGTGCCGCCACAAATGATGGGGATTATGCCGAATAATGTTGGGGGGTTTGGGGATGTGGAAAAGGCAAGCCGTGTATTCGTCCGAAATGAGCTAATGCCACTACAAAAGCGATTACAGGAGATGAATGATTGGCTTGGCAAGGAGGCGATACAGTTTAATACCTACTCGCTAGATATAGTCCCATAATAAGAAAAGCCACCGTTTGGTGGCTTTTCTTCATTTACTCAATAGGTTCAAACTCATCCTGAGGAATCAGCGTCGATTGACAGGCTTGGCTTAGTACTCCTGATAATTTACATAATAACCGATAGTTATGAGGAGCATCATCGCTAATCTTTTCGACCGTTAAAGTGATTGATTTTGGATCATCCAATAACATCTTCTTGATATCATTACTTAAATACCTAGGGCAGTAACCAACGATTTCAGCTGGTTTATCTGCACGAACGACAACAGCATCCCCATCGTATTCATTTTGAAGATCCAAGCAAAGACGCAAAATTTGCCCCGGTTTCAATTCAGATACACGAGCATTAGCTAAGCTATTTAAGTAACCAAGTCCATGTAAGAAGAAAAAATGCTCAAAGTTACCATCAGAATCAACATCAATTTTTTTGAAAATCTGCAGCTGATCAGTGCTTCGTAAGCCTCCCGAGCGAGCAAGAATATCGATAGGATTTACCTTATCTTCTTCAAATCCAAGCCATTTAATGAAACTCGGATACTCTGGACGTCTCGGTGATAAAAGGCGATTTTTAAAAAGAGGAAACAATTCTTCCGAAACATAAGTTTCACGAACATCACTCATGCCGCTAAACTTTGTAAATTTAGTAGATTTAAGAGCACCTTTGGTATACCTGAAAACATACCCCGATTTGCGCTCTTGCAAGTTACCAACAACATGCCAGTCTCTGGTATCTGGTGCCTGCCATGCGACGTAAACGGAGTTTGTATTAGTCATTCTAGTAACCTTCTGCGATTTTCCATTACCATTAACGTTGCAAATCTACGTGCACTGTCGGATATACACGATGAAGGCACTTGGTTAAACACATCTGTAATGGAATCTTCTGTTAAAACGCTCAACTTACCTAACCAATGGTCGCGAGCGGCAACTCTCCCTTCAACTGCATGTTGAAATGCTTCAACGGTCAGCAAGGGCTTTTTATCAGTTTTTGCTTTGAATAGCTCAGAGCGAGCTTTTCTTACAAAACATGGGATTTGTCGATTTTTATCTTTAGTATTAAGCCGTTCGTTACGCTCATCATCTAACATCTCCCTTCCTAAACTAGCGGCATGATCGTATGTTGGACACAAAAACTGCTCACCAGTTTCATTGTTAAGCATGATCGCCCAATTTTCATGATGGCGATCTTGATTACTCACAAGTGCATCGAGCATCAAATATCCACAAAATACATCTGCTGCATTTAGCCCGGTTAGATCATATACACTCGGAGGAGGCTTGATAGATTCCCTATCCAAACAACCCAATACCCTTGTGACAGTGTGTTCTCTGACCCTTACCGGCTTTTCCCCGGCTTGTAAAGGCCCAGGATAATCGAATGTCGAACTGTGAAGCACTTCATTTCCCATTACCATCCGGAAACCAGATGGAATGATATTCTGAGTCACCACACCGAATCGACCATTGTATCGCGCCAAATCATAGCTAGCATGTGGAATGTTAAGCAAATGACATAACTCAGCAGCACACTTTTCAGACCAATGCTCGCCAGTACCTGGCCTAGAGTACTTAAACAACTGCAAATTTACAGTGTCATCGGAGAAATAGAACCAAAACTTCTCTTTGGTTCCTAACTGTTCAAGATCGTTAGCTACGGGGCTAAGCTCTACCAATTGGTATGGCAT